GAGAGCAATATTCAGTTGTATATTTAAAGTATAGCATAGTTTTTTTTATTACGCAAATGAGTTATGCACAGTAGGTTAAAAACCCATAGAGAGGCTCAGAAAGCCCTACTATTGATGTTTAACTCAACTATCTATATTTTAAACTTTTTCATAATATTCCCCTCTGAATCCTTTATATGAACTTCACCAACTGGAATAGAATCATCCTCTATTAAAGGTATTCCAAAATACATACTTCCTAAGCTAGTACGTTGGTGTACTTCATCAAGAATATTAAGTTCTTGTAGTTTCTCAATAAACACTTGCCCATTATTAGTACGTATTTCTGTAAGAGTTGGTAAGGTAAGTTCTGGTATTAAACTAATTGCCTTTTTTAAAGTTTGACGATTAAGTGATGGAGTACTTTGCCCATCTGATAACGTAGTGCTACTTTCCATACTTTTACCTGTTATTATTTAACTATTTTTTATAATGTTATACAAATCATCTAACGTTCTTAAAGGTATCTTTTTACCGTCTTTATCCTTTACTGAATCTGCATTATCATTAGTACCACAATCACAATCATATAACCAATAACTAATCCAATCATATTCATCATTCATAGCATCTTTTAATATCTCAACAATTAAAGTTTCATAAGGTGTGAAAAACAAATTATTAAAGTCATTGGCATATCTTCGTAAAACCTTATTTAAATCATCTTCAATACCCTTAATTCTCATTAATTCTTCCATGTATTTTATAAAGCTTTCTTTCTCCATATATTAAATCAGTTTATCTTGTTGTTTAACTTCCAAAGACTTCAGCATACAATCAAAAATATGTTTACCTAGTTTAGGATTAACACAATTTCTTAAAAGCTTTCGTGCATTCTTAACATTTTTATCTAAATATATACCGTGATAATCTGATAAACTTTTCATATTTTCCTCTGGAGATTGTCTGGAACAAGCTTTTGCATTTGCAATATTAAAATCTCTATATATTTTCAAAGGTGTTATTTCAAAATTACTCCAAAAATAATGTCTATCAAGCACCATAGGCATGTAAAATGGCTCATAGTAAGTCGTTACGTTCTCAACAACCCATTTACCCTTAAACCACTTTTTCAACAATATAATCTCTTGCCAAAGCGACATATCGGGATACCTACGAACACCTTGTGCATGTAGAAAATTATTTGTTACTGAATGCGTTGGACATGGTGGAGACGACCAAATGAAATCATAGTCTTGATAATTGTTTAATAAATATTCATGTGCGTCTTCAACCAAAACGGTATCGTTCGGATAAAACTTTTTATAAATATTTGCTATGTCCTCATTGTATTCTACCGCTGTTATTTCATGTTCATCGCCCCAAAGTTTACGATTCCCACCAATTCCAGCATATAAATTTAGTATTTCCATATTTATTTATGATAATTATTCAAACACTCTATGCACCACTTATCGCCTAAAAATAAAGGTTTGAATGGTTTTTTACAATCTTTACACTTTTTCATACTAACAATGTATATAAATATGCCAAAAACACTGCAAACGGTGTCAGTAAACAACTTGATAATAAAAAAAGTGTTATACGAACACCCCACGTGTTCACATATAACAACTCAAATGTAAATAAGAATAAAATCAAATTTACCCCAATTATAATATATATATATGTTAGCATATTAAGAATTTACTTAACGCACCAAGCAACCGCTGGACTACTTGCTTGATGCGCAAAAAACAATATATATGTACCTTGGTACGTCAAATAAACCCTATATACATTATAGCATATTTTTTTGTACAAAAAAACCGACTATGTGAATAAGCCAGTTTTTATGATAATAAAAATCTTCAAACTTTTATTATATACACAAGAATGATGTAAGGGAATAATGTTCTTGAGTATTGGCCAATATGACTAATCTAATAAATAGTAAATAACTAAGAAGATAAGCTATTTACAAAACTATTATAGCATAATTTTTTAATGTATACAAAAATCGCTTAAAAAGCGATTAAAAAGCGACTTTTGTAAATATGCTTTACTTTGTCCTAAGAAAGACTGTGTATATCTCGGTCTTTGGTTATGGGAAACCACAACAATATACCACCTATATTCTATCATAAAAAAACATAGCCCTCAAGCTATATTTTCAAACCAACACACCGCTTGTGAATAACCTTGTTTTTTATGAAATTATTCACTTGCAAATGTTATAGTCTTTTGACACTTTTTGTATTGTGTACAAGTGTAATATTATCATCTTTAATAAAAAACGTCAATTCAAATATAATGTTTTTAATCTACTTAAATAAAAAAAAAGAATATATCGACCAAGATATATTCTTTAAAACTATAAACACATAGCGACGCGTACCGTTGTCTATGTGATTTTATTATAGCACTTTTTATCTTTTTAATAAAGACATTAGTTTTTCCTTTGTACCCCTTCTATTTTTTCCTGCCTTTTTCAATAAATACCTTGTCATCTTATAATCGAATTCCGTTGTTACATAAGTAATATCTCGAAAATCTTTTATATAACGCATATATAGCTAGTTATCAGATGAAGTCAACATTATCTCACTTGATAAATTGTAGTTTTGCAAACTATCAACTTCATGAATTACATTTTCCCACATTTTAGAAATAACACCTTGCTTGAAAGTCGCCTCATTACAAATTTTAATTAATTCATTTGAAACCTCATTCAACGCGTATACGTCTGGATTTCCTTTTTCTTTAACTAGTTTGTACATATATTTAGATATTAATAAATCTCGTGCCCATGTATGTGAGAGTTTACTACCATAACAGGACTTGTATTTGGCAAAGTGTCTATGTGGGTAAATATTATTGATTGGTATTTGATAAGTTTTCATTAAATCCAATAACAAAGCCTTCAAAGACTTTTTTTGTTCTTTTGTCGGTAACTCTATGTCAAAAAAACCTGTTAAACAAATACCAATACTTTTATAATTCATTGATTGTTGATAACAATGTGCGCCTAGCATTCCTATTGCACGCCCCTTTTTAACAGTTCCATCTTTTTCAATAAGATAATGATATCCAATCATCCCCCAGCCTTTTGATTTATGGTAATTATTCACTGCATCAAACTGATTAGGATTCTTATCATAACTAACTGCGGTATGATGAACTATTATATTTTCTGGGTAGTTTACACTCATCGTTATTCTTTATAAGAATCTACACGTTTCATAAAATCCTTTAGAGAACCATCGCTGAAATTATATTCGTCTAGCTTTTTCTCCTCAGCAAGTTTCATTAAAGTTGTCATTGCCATCTCAACGCTTACATCTGGATAAGAATTAAGAAACTTTTTTAAATATTCATCACAAGACTCCTTTGTTAAACCAGCATAATTTGATTGTAATGTGCTGTAAAATTCTTTTAGCATATATTTTTATATTAAGTTATTTAAAATATTAATTTTGATATAAAACCCCTGACATCAGAATAAGCCATTGCATAAAGTCCTATAAGAACTAAAGCGGTAACTTTACGATACTTAATAAAGAATAATAAAACTTCTAGCTTATCAAGTTTATTTTTAACTTCGTCAAAATCCTCTTTAGAAACATAGTTATTAAACCTCTTATCGAAACCATCCAATCTTTTATTAATATTAAGGTTTAAAAGCTTTATTTCGTCCTTCAGCCCGTCAATAAACTCTCTAAGGTCTCGATTATGAGTACTCCAAGTCTTTTCCCAATAATCAGAAGTTGTTTTTTGATACCGTTTTATTTCCTCAAGGTCTTTATCTCGCATCAGTTCCATCAACTCATATTTCCCTTGCAAGGCTATTAATTTTTTTTCTATGTCATCCATACTCATATTATATCATAAAATAAAGAAGAAGACTACTTTTTACCTTTAGAATTTTTCTCATCCTTTAATATTTTAAAGTAAACCGTTTGTGATGTTGTAATTACAATCGCCGTGTTTGCTAAAAAGCTCTCCAAGTTTCCCGCATACACAACACCCCAAATAACACCTGCAAGAATAGACAATACTAACACCGATAAGCTACGATATTTTTTTGGTACATACTTGTTTAGATAAATTTGTACCCATGGTAACAATACACCGTTACCAACAACAGAAATTAATTCTTGTAATTCCATATTATAAACATTCATTAGTTATTAATTCATGTAAAGAGTCTAAAAGGCTTGAATGGTCGCTATTAATAGATAAATCCGAAACCGTCAAATCCCTTTTTATACACTCTCGCAATTCAATAGCCATGACGGTAAGAACTGCCTTACCGTCATTTGTCCAAAAGAATAGGTCTGATGATTTGTTTTCATACCTTGCCATGATTACAGATTTTTCAGCATCATATTCCGCTTGGGTGTAAGAACGCCCTAATATTTCAATATCAGAATTAAGATTATATTCTGCTGCATAACCACCACCCAATAATGTTAAAACAATACCGAAACTTGATGTAATTTTTCTTAAATCCATTTTTTTATAAGTTATGAATTCCAACACTTCGCCATGCTTGCGCTCCACCAATTTCCACAAGCTGTAAAGTGATACCATCGCCGGCTCCGGGTGTATAATTAGCACCACCATCTAATAGTAATTTAACCATGTTTCCTGTTAAACAAGCTTGGTTATTTGCAACCGTTGGCGTTGATGTGAACCATAATGTTATTTCTGAACCATTAGTCCAATCAGTCGTATCAATACAATTAATTTGCGTTGTACCCGTGATTTCAAAAGTGTTCCCATCTGTTCCAAGTGTTAAATTATTGGCACTTGCAATATCTGCACCCTGCGCCTTTGAAATACTACCGCCTAAATGTAAGCGTTCATTTACTTCAGCATCACCATTGATATATAAATCACCATTTGTAGGGCTTGATATTAATGATGGTGTACCCGTAGAACCAATATGAATAGCATTATTAGAACCATACAAGCGTAAATACCCTGAACTATTTATCATGAACGCAGAGCCTGAACCATTGTAAAACTGCCAATTTAAGTTTGAACCCATTATAACAGGGGAACTGATATTCATCGGAATCGCAACATTAAGTTGCGCAGAACCTAAAGGGCTATCAAGATTGAAAAATGTACCATTCCAACGCAAATCTAAAGCTTTATCAGTACTTGAATTCAATAATGTAATACCCGGCTCGGTTTTACCATGCAATATACCAAAATCAGTGAAAGCGTCCATTGACTCCCCAATAATAACCGATGGTGTGTTTGTAGCGCTTGCCATTGGCACACCTAAATACAAGGCGTTAGCGTTAGCGTCGGTCGTAGTAAGCATTACAAGAGAGTCCGTTGAGTCCCCAAGAATTAGTCCTGTGTTATCCGCTGTAAAAACCCCCGCATCTGTCTCAATAATAGATTGAACATATAAAGAACCCTCTCCCGATGCATTAGTTGGTGTCCCTGTACCAATATGTACTGCTTGGCTATTCCCTTTGATTTGGTCAACATTTAAAATGTCGTTTCCTTGCATATCTATATCAGATGTTGCAATACCCCCAAAACTTAAAGAACTAAAGTCGCCATCAGTAGCCCAAATTTTAGATATACGTTCACTTGATGAACCGATTTCATTTGTACTTGTAATTGGTAAAATTGCGTTACCCTCAACTTTCCAAAGACTCGGAGTTCCAATCGAACCGCCACCAATTTGCGCCGATACTGCGCTAGCAATAAAAACCCCAACAACTAACGGTAAGATTAAACTTTTTAATTTTTTAAACATAAGTATAAATTAAGTTATTTTTTTATTCTTTTTCTGTTCGTGTACCAACTAATTGAAGTGTTTGAGTTCCTACTGTTGCTTGATAATGCAAAATATGAGAACCAACCGCAATTTCATAAGGTGTTCGTGGGATTAATGTGATTTTTTTTCGCGTAACATCCGCAATGTCATTGTCTACATTAATGTCTACATCTTGACTTCCTAAATTAATAATAGTTAGGCGCGTAAAAGATGGTAACGTGTGATATTGAACCGTTGTAGTAGCCGACAACACTTCAGAATACTGTCTTGTTTTTTTCGTCATATATTTTTTTAAAATTAATTATGTATAAAATTTAATAAAAGCCCTGAAATCTGCTATTGCAAGTGGCGACGCTCCTATATGCAACATGTTACTTGTCCACGTCAATGTAAAACCGTAATCCCCCGCTTGGTCATCAACATAAACGGTCTGTGTTTCACCTTTTATTATGTCGAATTCACGCTCCGATTCATCGGCAGATTGCCTTGACTGGATTTTTACTGTGGCTTTCAAAGCTCTAGCAGGTGCATGAATAAAGGCTTGCGCTGCAATTGAACCACCTTCTAAATCGCCCGTGTCTGCTTCCCCTAAATAAACACTCTCTCTTTTTTCAAGTAAAAATGATGTTTGATTTAACAATCTACCTATTTTACGAATATAAGCACTTGTGATGTCGGGTACATCCAAAGTATATTCACCTGCCGTCTCTGATAAGAATATATTATCACCAAAGAAATGTTGTTTTTCCGTGTACTCAACAATAAAGTAGGGGTGATTGATATTAGTTAAGCTTGACCAAGTAGAACCACTGTTGCTTGAATAATAATTATATGTTGCAGGAGCATTCGCCCAAGTATAAATTGAATTTGGCGTACCTGCGCCATTTGAACCCTCAATTGTAACTGTTCCTGATGTAATAGCACTCAAGCTTAGCACTGCGCAATATTCCGTGTCTTGTACAACTTCAATAGGTGTTGAAAATACAAATGTATATTCTGCACCACCGGCATTGATAGTTTTACCACCACTTGTTCCCAAGGATGAACCTGTAGGCTCACCGCTTGAGTCCATTGCGTAAAGGTCAACAATTGCTGTTACACCTGATGGTGTACTACCATTCACGTAAAGTTTTATATTTTTGATATTCCCAACCTTTGCACCCGTTTTAAATCCTATTGAAAAGCGGTCAGTACTTACAGCCGACATATTTTGTGTACATGTTGAGGATGTATCAACATCTTGTTTTTGGTCTTCTGTTGCCGAAATAGATGATGTCATTGTTACACTTGGTATTGTTACAACCCCCCTTGTTTGCAATTCAGCTTCATTACCGTCACTTGTGGAATTTAAAATCATACCGATAAACGTCTCTAATCTTTCATCCGAAAAACTAGCGTCCGTTTTATACAATTCAGAATCATCGTGTTTAATGTACACACAAACAGGAGTTGTCGTTCCGTCAATTGTTTCACCTGCGTTATAATCATAAACAGTACCTTTTAATGCATCTTGTATAACCTTGTTTAAATCACTAGCGTTTACTTTATCGCCAGCAATCCATGTTTTTAATGGCATAGCTTATGTATTAATTAATCGTATATTTACAACTTACAAACAGGCTCTCAGAACTCGACTTCGTCCATCCACCTGTTGCAATATAACTGAACATTTGGCCTGTGTCTGGATTCCCTGTTCCATCTCCATCAATAAAGTTCGCGAATTCTGTTGCCGTTCCGTTCCAATCGCCCGCCGCATATACAAAGTCAACAAAAGCGATGTTTGAACTTGCGGCTGCACTAACTTTTGCGTTTCGGTAAAGCTCTGTGTCTAGTGTAGTATCCCCAACAACTGGTGACGGACTCGCACCCGTACCAACCGCACCATCATTAATTTCGCCCGAGTAAGTTGTATCACCGCTCAAAAGCCTAGTAATTACATTTAAACCAGCCGTAACAATCAAATTTTGTTTTTCTGTAACTTCTAGCAATAATCCTTGTTCTTTAAGAAAACTTAATATTTTCTTATTTCCTGTTAAGCGATACTGTCTTAAAAGGTCAACGACATTTAAGTCCGCAAAGGTTTTTGTATCAAGTTTTAAATCCCCCTTAATTTTAAATGTGGAAATTTCGCCCCTGATATTTATTTTATTTAAATATGCTTCTTTAATCATATTAATAGACTTGTAATGAATTATCTAAATATCCAACACGCTTTGTGTCCGAATGGCTTGATGGGAAGTATGGTGCTAATACATAAAACGGCTCTGTATTCGCCCCCAACGGATTATCTTGTATATCCTCAATAAGTGTTAAATTTGTGAAGTCCTGCTCGGGCGTTACATTCGTAATTAGTTCTGTAATGTTTATCGTGTCTATATTCGTTTCAAGCTTTTCGGCAACCTCATTTTCATTCTCTAGTGCTGAATCTGGCTCTAACAATCTTTGCAAAAGCTCTATTAGCCCGTATTTTTCCGTAGTAACAACCTGAACCGTATATTTAAACCTTGTATTATCATGAAAGCTAAATTTAACCGTTTTAATGATATAGTCATCAGTAGTATTTCGAATCGTACTATTTAGGTTGATAACCATACCCGCACGTAAACCCGCCGTGTAAGTACTAAAGCTTAAATTTGAAACTGCATCTTTGTAGGCAGTAATCTCCCCCGATGCTCTTTGACGTGCCACATTCAAATCTTCAATTGAATTATCGCGAATTAATTTACCCCTTACACCGTAAGTTGCTTGACTCGCCGTATCCTCTGCAATAGCCAACACTCTAACTTTTGGATTTCCTGAAAAACGTATCTTGTCATTATCTGATAATGCTGTTTGGAATCGTATTGTTTTATCATTAAAGTTGTATAAAACATCTTTGGTCGTAAAGTCATCAATAAAATCAACCCCAACGGTTTGACTCGAATATCCCGCCCCTGTATCTAGCTCAACGGTTAAGTTTGCCATTTTGTAAGGTAGTTTGAAACTTTTTGAGTCATTCCCTTTAACAGTAATAACGTCTGTGTAAGATGAACCGTCATACTCTCCACCACGCACAATTACTTTGTTTACAATTTGCGAACCGTCTATTTTTCGTCTCAAACTTTTATAAATATAGTTCCCGCTTGTATCTGTTAAATTATACGGTGCTGTCTTTGTAAACTTTGGGAAAAAATGAATATCTTTATTTTCATCTACATACCATTGAAACCGTACAATATCAGCAAGTCTTTTTATTGCCTTAAAAACTGATACCTGATTAAAAACAATTTTGTCAATCGTTACATTACAATTCACATTTACCGTAGTAAAACCGCTCATATAATTTGTAATAATATCAGCAATAATATTTCCCACCGTATCACTCGAATAACTTGCCGAAAAAAGCGTATTAATCAAATCATCTGTATGGTCTACACATTTAACACTATATTTCACACCCTCGACTGACTCAACCGATTCATCAATTGTTTGTATTTTCCCTGAAAAAATAGTTGAACCTGCATCATCTGTTATTTCTACCGTGTCATTGATAGCAGGTACAAACGTTCTACTTCCATACTTACGATACATAAAAGATGCTGTATCTACCTGAGATGTTAAGTTTTGGGTAACTGAAAGACTTGTTTGAATAATCAAATTTGTTCTATCTATTGAATTGACTGTTACCGTTATAGCCATATTATCCGAATGTTAAACGTTCATTTAATCTTAATTTGTTCATAATACTCTCGGCAACCTGCTCGCCTAATTCTGATAAATCTGTATCACTTGTAATATTATTTCCTGTAACAACAACACTAATCCCACCACCGCCAAAATTTTTAAGCTTGTCTAAGGGAATGACCGCCTCTGGTCCAGCCTCACCAATTAGAGCGTTTGTAGGTCCTGTAACAATCCCACCTTTCGCGAATGGTACTGGTAACATATTTCGTGCGACTCCAAGCCCCGCGTTTGTCAAAGCACTTGTTACACCCCCCTTATTTTTAAGCTCTTGCAATTTTTGAATTAATAATTGAACCTTGTCGATAACAAATTGTATAGAATTTTTAATCCCGTTAAATACTGGAGTTAAAGTTCTATCAATAAAATTCGCGACCGACGTTATTATGTTCAAAAGTTTTGAAAAAGTTGTAACCGCTAATGTCAATTGGAATGTAAATGTTTTCACTGCTAATATAACCGCTTGTAATACAACCCCCGCCAAAAACCTCAACTCATCTTGATGTCGTAATATAATTTGTAACAAATTATTAAATGCTGGCATTAAATCATTTACAAAGGCATTTCGTAACATATCCCAAACAAATTGAAAATGAGTAACCAACCCCGTTTTTGACTCTATAATACCCAAAATTTCTGATATACGTTGGCTTGTTTGCTCTGCAATAATGTTGTAGTTATTAAAAGCCCATTGTAACGACTCAACACCTTTAATCACGGCGGGAAAAACATTTTGGTTCAAATACTCCATTGTTTTTATAACTGGTGGCAAAACAACCTCACCAAGCTCAATCAAAGCTACATTTAAGTTATTCTTTAAGATTTGCCAAAGGTTATTTACTGTCTGTTGTTGTTTAGCAAAAGCCTCGTCTAACATACCCGCTTCACCAGCCATTTGTTCAAAAATTTGCACTGCCTTTTCGCCCGTTTCACCTGTTAATGAAAGTACCGCATTTAAACCCTCTACAGAACCAAACATCTTAGCCATCTCAATTCCGTTTTGTTCGGCGACTGTTTTTAATTGTGTAAATAAATTTATCAATCCATCATCTGAAAGCCTTTGGCTCAAATTATCACTTGTAATTCCAAGAATACCAAAAGCGGTTTGCATGTCTTCAGTTGGTTTCAATAAGTTTGATAAAGCGGCTCTAATTTGCGTATAAGCTACACTAGCCTGCAAACCCGTTGTTGTTAAAGCCGATGCTGATGCTAATAGTTCATTGAACTCGACACCAACCTCGTTCGCTAGTGGTGCAATTTGACCAAAACCTTGCGAAAGTTGTGAAACAGTAGTTTTACCGTTTTTAACAGCTAAGAAAAAAGAATCCGCAACCTCATTTGCTTCATTTGCATCAATACCGAAAGCATTAATCGCAGATGTAACAATATCAACCGCTTCGCTTGTTTCTCCAAGCCCACCAACGGCAAGTTTACCTGATGCTTCAAGTACCGCCAACTGTTCGTTTGTACCCTCGATTCCCGCTGACAAAACATCGTAAGCAGCCGCTCCAAGTTCATTCGCATTCTTTGGAATAACTTTTGCTAAATCTAAAATACCATCTTTCAAACCATCAATTGCTTCGGTAGAGTCACCGCTAATCAACGTCGCCATATTCGCCATTTTTGTTTCAAATTCAGATGCTTGTTTGACCGCAGCCGCAAGAGTAGCGCCAAGCCCTGCAACTGCAGCCGCTGACGCTGCAACGCCAACCTTTGCAAAACTTGCCAAACTTGAACTAGCAGAGGATAAACCACTGCTCATTTTATCATTTAGCGTAAGTTGTAATTGTAATTCTCTACTTTCTGGCATGTTTTTTTTCTAAATATTTTTCAACTTGAGATTTTGTTTTCTCAACTTGTAAATAATAATTTATATCATCAATTGACATATCCCGTATTTGTTTAGGCGTCCATCCGAACCTATCAGATAAAAACCACATTATCGTATACTTCAAGCCCTTTTTACCTAATAACTCATTTTTCACATGGCGACTAAACTCCGGGTCTAAGCTTTTGGGACTATCAAACTTTCTCCTGCGCTATATAAAGTATCTCCATCTTGTACGTCTAAACCTCTCAACCATTCTATTGAGAAAGGAATTTCTACACCATCCTTGTCAACAATTTTTTTAATAAGAGTTTCAATAATCTTAATTTTATAATCTACAATGTTTTTCCCTTGTAAAGTTCCACCGTCCTTATTGATTTGCACGCCCGAACTTATAACACTAGCTTGAATATCTTCCTTTTCGCCCCATGTTAGGCTTGTAATCACTTCTACAGTATAATTTTTTAATTCAATTATATTTTTATTATTAATCATATAGATATGTTATTGACTTTTTGTTATAATTATGATATGGTTATCTAATTAATTAATTTTTAATAGATATGAAACGTAAATATATAGCGTCTTTAATAGCTTTATTCTTTGGATGGTTTGGCGCACATAGATTTTATATAGGTAAACCTTTAAGCGGTATTCTATATTTAATATTCTTTTGGACGACAATCCCATTGACCATCTCAATTATTGAAAGTATCTACTTTTTAACAATTAATAACGAGAGGTTTGAAAGAATGTATAACTTTAAATAAAAGGAGTGGAGAAATCCACCCCCTTTTTTTTAGGCTGTTAAAGGCGAATCATATTCGGCTGTTAAGTTTCGTAATGTGATTTCTGATTGTTTAGACTCAGTATCATTATAAAATGCTTTAAACCCGATTGTTTGTGAAACTAATGAATCACTTGAATCGTCTCTGCTCCAATCCATGAATTTAACCTTATGTAATACAATTGTTACAGTTGGGAAGTTCCCACTCCCGATATCTGTTTGCCCCTCAATAGTGATTTGCATGTATTTTGCCGTGTCATTCATGTAAATATCTTTTTCAGTATCATCAATGTAATTCATTGTGAATTCTCCCTCAATTGACATTTTCGTGTTATAAATATCATCTGGATTATATGAACCTAAGATATAATCAACAATAGTACCTTGGTCAAAAGTAATAGTTAAATCTTTAGCATTGATAGCTTGTGCTGAGCCTAAACCGATAAGAGTATCGGCAAATTTAACCGAAACATCACGCCCAATAAAATCATATTCAGTATCATATGACGGCGTGTCACCATTCGCCACAACAGTTTTCCCAACAATTCCCATTGAAACCCCTACATGGTCATCAACATTCGCTGTAATTTCTAAGGTTTTAATCATTGCATTATTAATAACCTCTTGGCTGTTTGAACCATCTTTTGCGAAAAAAGCCAAAGACGCATGGCTAATACTATTTTCTAAACTGAAAGTATGGTCTACAACTGAACCACTAACTACAGAGCTTGAAACACTACCATATAAATTATATAAGAAGTATCCGAAAGCATCGATGTGTAAGTTCATATCCAAATCACCTTCAACCCATTTTTTTGTAATAGTAGCGTTGTCACTATCAGCTAAGTTATTATGAACGCTTGCATCAATGGCACGTTCCGCACGTTCAATTAATGTAGCACTAACTTTTTTTAACCATTTTTCAGCTGTTGACGCTGGAGTACCTCGTACATTCTCAACTCCAACCCCTAATTCTATTTGTCGTCCTATTAATTCACTCATATTTTTATATATTTAATATTAAATGTCGTTTGACATGTTTATTGTTAAAGTAAGCTCCGCGACCAAAACTTCCCCCTCATCTATATTATCGACAAACCAATCCCCTGCATCTACCACTTGCCAAATCCGATTTGAACCTAGTATCGAGGCGAAACCCCAATCATTATCAAAAGCCGTTAAAACTGAATCAACTAACTCTGGCATAACAACTTCATAAGCCTGTTGTCTTCCCAATTGTTCCATCTCAACAAGTAAAAATATTGTAAATGAAAAGCCTTTTAAATTACTAGCATTCGTTAAGTACCGATTATTGAAACTTGTAGGAATAGCGATTGCACAAGGGTAACCGCCGATTTTATCTGTTGGGTATCCTTTTACCTCTTGAATTTCTGTTACCGACTGTAATGTTGTCTTTATTTTTGGTATAAATGTCTGAAACATATTAATCCGCTAACTTCTTTGTAATATTTTTTAATAAATTCTTTTCAAGCTGTTTTACTTCACGCTCCTTTTCTTGTTTTGCATAATCAAGCCATGGTCTTGCTTTCTGCCTTGACGTTCCGTCATGAACAAATTTTGCATATCGTGCTGTCGGATATAGTCGAGCCGATAACTTTTTAAACTGAGTTTTATGCGTATCTCTTAAGTTTCCCGTGTCTACTGGAACACCGCCCCCACTTCTACCAACCACCCAAGGTCTAGTCCGTATCTCCCTTTTATACAACGCCATTGCCCTAACAAGGAACATACGCGCCTCTTTTGCAACATATATCGGATTTTGTATTAAAGCCCGTCTAAAAGCTTCTAAACCCACAATTTTAACTGATTTACTCGGCATGTTCTTTATTTACTAATAATTCTTTATGTCGATTTAAACCTACATTGTTGAGTTGTACACCCTGCACCTTATAGTCGTTCGTACCATCATTTATCCTATCGCCTGCTTTAACGTCCGTTGATTCATCACACCACACACTATGAACCTCAGCAAAACGATTCGGCAACTGTTCCGCTGTTAGTGTCTGGGCTTGTTGCATATGACCATAAAACGTTCCTACGCTTGCATACGTTCCTTTACCACCTGCATATGATAACCGAGAGACCGTGAAACTAGTTGTATAAAAATTCTCTATCATAAACTAAATCGTTTATATGGACTTAATAACTGGTAAACTCTTTTATATAAATCATTCGCACTTTTAGTCGGATATGAGACTTGGTAGTTCCCGATACGCTCACTCGAGACGTTTCCTGACGCTCCACCTTTATTAAAATGATAATATCCTGACGCTAATATTGTACAAGCCATTTCAACCGCATCTGGTGGATTTTCAGAAAAGCCCCATTTTGCCGTTACTTTATGATTTTGAAAACCACTTAACCATGTTTTATCTCGTAAATGCAAACAGTCAATAGCTAAATTTTTCACACTATAATTGTTTGGTAGTTTATAATATCCACCCGCAACGTCTGGACTTAATGTTTCTGTTGAATCACCATAAATACTTAAACCCCTCTTAACCTCTGTAATTTCAATACACTCATCAATATTCAAAAGGTCTCCGCCCTCTCCATCATAAACACGCTCACTTGCCACCGTATCAGCTTTAAAGTTCCTATCACAATATTGGTCAATAAAATTTTCTGCAGCCTCAATGTAGAAATCAGCTTCGCCTGTCGGTATACTAATACCAAGGAAATTTTCTATTTGTGATTCCGTTGTATACCCTTTTGCCATATATCTTTATTAGTAATTATTGCGTTTTTTTTAATATTTATAAGCTTGTAAAAAGTAGGGTCAAGAGGTTCTTGAGATTCTTTATATATCCCTGTTCGATTGTCTTTATAACAATAAATTTTCATATAACACGCTTATATCAAGGCTAGTAAAAGCCTTGAATATAAACGTACTAAATAGACGATGGAGCTGTTTTTAAACGTGTAACCGCTGTCGGTAAAATAACCACAAACCCGATTCGTTCTAAGAACTTCATTGCAACCATATCCCGTTGGAATAAGTTTAAATCAGTAACAGTATCTGTTGATTTAATAGTAGCGTCTGTTGACCGTGAAACAGTCATGTCTTTTCGAATACCTAACACACAAGCTTTTTTCAAGTCTCCGAATAATACGAATGCTGAATCCGCTGCCGTTGCTGTTTTCGCAGGCATAACCTCAACTAATTCATAAGGTTTATCCCAAATTGTAGCTGGCTGACCGTCCGCAGGCCGTTGATAAATATAGTTTCCGTCTGCATCTTTTAACTTACGTACAAAGTTGAAAATAGAACGGTGCATGTAGTATTTACCATTCGCATGAGCTCCTTGTGGTGTTGAGTCTTGCATGTCTAACAAGTCATCAGCATCAATATTTGAGTATCCTGTTTGTGCCATTGTTACAGTATTTACAGAGGTATTGTTTAATAATCCTGTAAAAGAACCGTAAGCAGATGAACCGTCACCATTAAAGAATGCATCATCCTCAGCTTGCGCTAATTTTTCAGCAATTCTTTTCGCTAAATAAGACGCAATGTCAATTTCACTGTCTTCAAATAATTCCTCTGACATAGGAACAATTGCCTTAAGTTTCTTTGGTGTTAAAGAATCACGGTCAATAGTGAAGTCAGTTGACAATGTAGCCGCCATTTCGTCTTCCCAACTTACAACTGGGTCAGTAGCTAAAGCGTTTAAATCTAATGTTTTTGTTGACATTCGGAATGTTGTAAATTCTCGACGTGCAACACCATATTCAGTAACTAAGTGTTGGATTTCCGCAACAAATTCGTTTTGTAATAAATATCCACCTGATGCATCAACACCTGTTGAAAGGTCTTTTTGTAAAGCGAAAACATCATTTTTCATTACTGCTTTTAAGAAACTAGTAACTTCTTTATTTACTTGTTCTCGTGATTTTTTTACATCTTTGTTGTAGATTCCTGCTTTTTTCTCTCGAGAATCTTTTTGGCTAGCTAAGAAGTCTTTGAATTCTTTTTCTGCTTTTTCTGTTAAAGCAGAAACTGCTTTATCTAATTTCTTTGAAACTAAATCATTAACATTTTTTTCTAACTCGTCCTCATTCTCATCTTTTTCGTCTTCTTTATTTTCGTCTTTAGCTTCTGCGTCCTCTGGTAAAGATAAAGCTTCTTCAACTTCCGCTGTAACTTCTTCTTGTTTATCCTCTTCTAAAGATTTATACATCATTTTTAATGCTGTTTTTTCAGCGTTAGACGCATAACCTTTTTGTAAAAGAGAAAGTAAATATTTGTAAAATTCCATACGTTAAATATTATTTTTCAATTTTATTAAATTTCTTATTACTCTATTTATTTTATTTTTTGTGTTTGCTCTGCTGTTCTTAGAACAGGTTTCGACCTTGTTTATCTCGCCAATATCTTTAATAATATTGTTTACTAATTTAATTTTTGACCTCGTCGGCGTTTTTACTATTTCAACTGACTTTTCCTTTTGCTCATTCATTAACTTTTTCATATAGCTAATTCCTCTACTACCAACACCACCCCACTTCATAATTGCGACTACACCCTCAATATTCTTATTATCCTTATGTCTTGCCATCCAAGCTTCACGCTCTTTAATCCAATTAATAACCGATGTACTATCATCACCACTTCGAGCCTTTTCCCACAACCCAAATGCTTCATTTCCTCGTATGTTGCCACCTTTACGCCAAATATCTGGATAATTATCTTTGATATTCTTTGCGAACTGATAATCAAATTGACGGTACTGACTATTTTTCAAGCTAATCTTTTTATTACCCCCCTTTTCTGGGAAATCTGTTATATCATCGGCTTTTTTAGACTCTCCTTTGAATAGTGGTGCTACGTCAATTCCCGCGCTTTTCGCAAGGGCCATTGCGTTTGCGGGTACTGCTACTGCGCTAACTTCTAAAAGCTCACTTTTCATTATCTTACCGTCGTTTGAAAAAGCTTTTGGTATGAATCCCGCACTAAACGCATTTAAGAATCCACCTGCATATAAATCAAAAATTATTTTAGCTTTTGGATTTTCATTTACTGCAAATTTGATTTTTCCCTCTAGTTTTCCATTTTTTACTGTTAAGGCTTCCATTTTCCCAATTGTTTCCGTTGCATCAAATTGCTGGTGGCTGTTCAAAATTACTGGATTTGTAAAATACCGTTCTAACTCCCAATCCTGTTCTACAACATCCCCGTGTCGGTCTTCATCTGAAGTTGAAAACACGCCCTCTAAAGTATATTCTTTATCATCAATACTTTTAGTGTTAAAAGGTATGATTGAATAAAATTTTTTCATAAATTTTTTATTAAATAGTACATCTACAATTGATTATCTCGCTTGGTGCGCCGTTTGGGTCTCCCGGGTACATTAAACCATTGCTAAATGATTGATTAAGTGCACGCTCCTCGCCATCTTGTGTTCTATGCGTGTCACGTGTTTTTTCATCTGGTGTAGCAACCCATATCTTAGTAGGAACATTGGCTTGTTTGTACCCCTCGAAAACTGCGTTTTGTGTAGCCCCTTGAACTTCTGTTCGGGCGATAGTCTTTGCGCGCCCTTTTGAAATATCTTTATAAGTCCGCTCAATACGCTTTATTAACGTCTTTCGGCCTTCGTTTTTATCAAAACTTTCTTTGAACTCTTTTTTAAGCTTCTTGAATGTTGTTTCCGTCACACTTTTAGCAAATACTTTGACTTTATAATCCAACCATTTTCTTATATCAGTTGTCATGTCAAAGTTCGACTCTCCAAGCATGTTCATAGCGTCTTCTCCAACCTCTTGCATCAAGTCTTCTAAAAAAGGAAATATAACATCTATTAATAAATTAACTTCCAAAGACTCGTTAAATACGTTTTCGTCAAACCCTTTGTTTTTGATAAACCTAATATCTGATGAATCCTGTATTTGTTTAACAACCCTTTCGAGTTGCTTGTATAAGTAACGTCTAAACCGAAACAAGAAACGTCCTTCTCGGTTATCAGACTTTTTCAAGTACTCACTATAATATCTTTGTCTTTTATTTTTATTAGTCAAAGGATGTTTCATAAACTATTCCAAGGGTGCTTTATTAAAAGGAATTAATAATTTATCCCCACCGTCAACCGGCTCTAATCCTTCCCGTTTCCGTACCTCATTAATCGTCATATAACCATTTTGCAAGGCATTATCTCTAATTTTAAGCTCATAATCTTTATCTTTAGGAACAAAGTCAACATATGTTAAAGAAAGATTTTTGTCTGGGAGAAGTTCTTGGTCGAGTTTATTAACAATTGCATCAACTAAAGGTTTAATTGTTTCAGAAAGGAACACTTGCATACCGATTTTAGCATTTGCATAATTTACACCGTCAGTCTGTGAAAGTATAACTTTTGGTATACCAAACAACATGAATATATCATCTCGACTCAAATTCTTACTTTTCAAATAACTTAATTCGGTAGGGTTTAAACCTAAATTCACATATTCCATTTCTCCATAAAGAACTAATGGCATTCCAGACTTCTCCGCGCCTGAATAATGGTCTTTAAACTGTTTCTTAACTGTTTTAATTTGTGATTCTGTAAGGTTTACATTTTTACCCGTTTTGATAATACCCTCAACACGTCCACCATTCTTTAAGATGCTGT